ATTATCAATAGTATATGACCATCTCATTTTAGTTACTTCGGAAGCTCCGGCTCCCGTTCCAATTTCGAGCACAACGGGAGTAACAATATCTTCACTAATTATATCACTCCATGAACATATCCAACTATCAGCAGAAGCAGCAGCATCAATTTGAGTCCAAGCACCAAATATATCAGCCGATGTACTGCTCGCAACGGAAGCCTGACAAGGTGCTCCTGTTGCACCATCCTCAACTATCGTGCCTGTTACTGTACCGGAATATAATGAAACTGGGGGAGCATCAATTCTATTTCGTATGGCTTCCGGTGAATCGGTTGTTCTATTGAAAGTTGAAACATCCGATATTGAAATAATCGTTCCAAGTATCGATGTATCGGTTACATTCGCATCGAGTGCTCCCGTCATATTAGCCGAAGCCATAATCTTAATCTTTGATATTATACCTGATACGATACCGAGTATTGCGCCAATCATGACATCACCTCCCCTACAGCTGTAATATTTTCGCCCGTATACGTGAATGTTGCGGTATAGGTGACGTTCATTTCTCCGGCACTGAACACATAAACGAATGTTGTGACGTGATCCGAACCATCATACGATAATGTCCCCACACCAGATATGTCAAATCCTGCATCGCCAGCTGGGGAGTTATCCGTTATCGTTATCGTGTCGAATAGATCGTTTCCCGTGCCTCCGGTATATGTCAAGACACTTGATATGTTATGTGCCCCTATTCCGGCGAGGGCAGCCTTCATTTCTGCCATCATAGAGTTATATTGTACCGCCAGCGCATTTGTTGTTCCGGCGATGACTGCCGCTGTTTTAGTATATGCCATTCCTCACCTCAGCTTATAGTTATAACTGCCTCTATCGATAATGTTTCCGATGTTGTTTTTGTTTCACTCATCAAAGCATGGTTAAACATTGTACCACTGTCAGCAGCAGCAGAAGCCGCTTCTCCGAACAGTGCCATTTCCTCAATAGCTCCCACCGCTTCTGCCGGGCCAAAATATCCTCGCACCGTAATTGCCGTGCCGGAATATGCCGTATATGAGTTTGCGTTCCTGTCGAGTTCTGCTCCGAGTGTCGTATCACCAACCGCAGGGGCGGTACTATCTGTGCCGACAGCAACATACGTTATATTACAGTCATTTGCTTCTCCGGCTAATCTCTTTGCTATCATCGTTAGCCCAGCAGTGGTAATGAGATTATGACACGTCCTTGATCGTATCTCACCAGTATACATATTCTCGAATATTGCCGTCCAAACACACGACACTTTGAAGCTGTCTTTTATTCCTGTTGTCATATCATCCCCAAGTAAATTCATTCCACCTTGACTGTTCTGCTGTCGGCCCCCATTTTACCGGATGCGTATATTTATATGTATCTATTGACGTTTCTGTTACTGTAATACTTTCGGTTATAATCTTAAATATATCAACTGTTTCATCAGCTCTTAATTTAATACGTGAGCGATCACGCACGAGCGACAGCAATAAGTCTTTTAGTTCGTACAGAGTAACGGCAAATTCAACTGTATAATATTCGGCATTCGGCCCGAAAGGTTGTATTGATACCCGCCTTATTTGGTATTTACCAGCGAAAGATTCATACCCTGGAACGCTTATATTGACAAATTGCCCCTCGGCGAAACCGCTTTCATAGGTTGTAAAACTCCCGCTTATCTGGACATTACCAAACTGATTAACCTCGGCGAGCCCTCGTTCATGTGCTAAATTCAGAGAGTCAATTGTTTCATCTCTAATAATAGACTCGTATATTCCGTCACCACCTTCGATCGCTGCGATTGCCGTCTGGCTAAGAATGTTATCAACCTGTACAATTACCGGCACTTCATATTTATATTTGAACTCTATTACATCACCAACACCAGGAGTCGGTGTCGTGGCTCCAAACTCCGAACACCGTATATAACGCTCGCTGTAATTCCAAAAGAACTCATACGTACCATCATCTAAATTGAGATAATCAATAGCATACGTATTAGCAACACCATCAACTTTGAGAGATGACGGTTCATGTGGTGCGTATCCTGTCGCCCATACTCTCGATTCACCATCAGCAACCCAGCTATCGGTATATTCATCTGAAAGAAAATACCCACCCCGAACAAATACTCTATTCCGGATTTGGGAATAATCAGGGTTTATTCTGAAATTATCTATTGTGTTTCGTACAGCATCGTCATCAATATCAAATGGAGCTGGTCGAGTCTCTCGCTCGAAGAAATGGATGTCTTTGTCATAGTCAACATACCAATCCCACTCCAGCAGATCCGCCATGTCTGAAAGTGCCTGAGAAACCGGAACATAATTAAAGACGATCCTTGTGATTGTTCGGCTTACTTCAACATTATTTTCGGTAAACCCGTGAGCGGCATCGGTAAAGTTTGTGACTATATCTGATATAATTGCATCGCTCTTTTGGCTCGTATACGCCGCACTCACAAGCCTACTGTCGAGTAGCCGGGTGAAGTCCTCGCATTCAACGTGATACGTGTATTCTCGTGAAGTTGAAATATCATGGGGCGCGAGTTTGGATTGAATAGCTGTAGTAATAACACCACCAAATAGCTTTGTACCCGAAGTCGAATCCAAATAACAATATACTTCCTGTCCTGCCGATGGGACATTATCAGGATCATGGAGTGCAAATGAACAGGTATCAGGCGTATGCGTCAAGGCTTGGGTAATATTAATACCTGTCGTTTCGGTTTCTATAGCATTTATTGTCACAATTATCATCGTGTAAATTTCGTTTGATATTTTAACTGTTTCAGTATTTCATCACCTGCTACTTTGCCGACCGTTTTAGCATCCAGCAAAGAGTTTATACCGGCAAAATTCATATTTATAATCATACCTTGCCCGACGTTCGTGCTGTGACGAGGATCGCTCCTTGTCAATACTTCCTCACCGGCAAGAGCAGTAATACGTTTCTCCTGTCCTATGATACCTGGAATTATACCACCATAATGGAATTTCCCTTCATCGTGCCAGATAGCTAAATCGCCGGAAGCATAAAGTAACAGAGCATTTTTTACATTCTCCCGGTGAGCAGCGGCATACTTTTCCAATTGACCTTCAGCTATTGACCGAGCATAAACCAGATCACCTTGTCGACCTGCTTCATATTCAACATTCTCCCCGGCATCTATAGCAATCTGACCATACTTCGCAGCTTGCATATCGGCATTTGTCATCGTTGTCCAACCCGTACCGATATTCGCTGCCCCGAATCCCGCGTATCGTGCGGCAATGTAAGATGATGTTTTTGCCTGTTTACGACTTCGTGAAGCCTGAGAAGTATGAGCATCGGATAATCCTGTTGTCGCCAAGATAGCTTCAGCGGCTTTGTAGACCCCAAAACCTATCCCTGCAACTACGAGAGCGGGAACGGCAACAGCAGCAACGGCTCCGGCTCCAGCAATGAGCGAGCCACCTATACCCGCAGCTGATCCAACGGCAGAAGCGATAAGTCCTCCTGTGCCACCTCCACCACCGAGCAATGATTCTCCAACTCCGACAAGACTGTTTGTTATACCTGTCTTAATTCTATCTACTAATGACTGTAGGATATTCCCGCCGATGTCAACGAATGCTGCCTCAAAAGTTTGCTTCAAATATTCACCTATGAAGTCTATTGAGTTCTTGAAATTTCCGTGATGTATATCCTCCATCCATGCGTCACCCATCGAGGCGATACGCTCGTCAAACTTTGTTCCAACACCTTCAAATATTGTTTCCCATGCTGCTGGCGTTACCTCCATTATATTATCAAGGTATGCTTGGTATGCAATGCCATTATTCTGTAACGACAAAGCATGAAGCCGTTCTTGTTCGGTGAGTGAGTCACCATACCGCATTTCAAGGTCGAAAAGAAAGTCCTTATCGGCAAATTCCTTGTCAATTATGCTGTCTTCATAAGATTGTAATGAGTTTGCAATAGCTTCTTCTTCTTTTTCCTTCAGTGCCGCCAGCTTTTCTTCTTCTTTTTCGATAGCATCATCTTTCCGTTTTGTCAATTCTGTCTTCTGACTTGCTGTGCTGACAGCTTCTTTCTTATCAATAGCATCAACGGTCTCTTTGTGCTTCGTCTTATTAGCTTCCATGTTTTTGGCATAGGATGCTTTCATTTCATCCCATTTTGAACCTATACCATCAGCCGCCCCTTCTCCAGCCGTTCCAATATCATCCCACAAGTCCTCCATCTCCGGCAATTCAATGCCGAGCTTGTCGAGAAACCAACGGAACTTACTGTATATATTACCGATTACTAACTCGACCTTATCCCATATAAAGTCGAATGATTCCTTTACGGTGTCCCAAACAGAGCTAAATCCGCCAATAAACAAGTCAATTAGCGGAGTTAAGACAAGAGTAATATCTGCGAATATTCCATTAACTTTGTCCCACACCCATCCGAATTTCTCTTTGACGGTTTCCCAGACCGAATCAAAGCCACCTTTTATTAGATCGATGGTAGGCTCTATTCCGATTTCCCACAAAGCAGTTGCGGCGGCTTTTGCCTCGTTTATATGAGTTACCAATAACGCTATAGCTGTAGCAACTGCCGCTATTCCAATAAGTATTGGAGCACCGATAGCAAGCAATGGCGCAAGAGCCGTGAACCCAGCTATGAGTGCAGGTAAGCCGAACCCGACTAAGGTAAGACCTGCGATCCCACCTGCCAGAATAGCAACGGCTGCCCCGGCAGCGAGTAATCCTTTAGTGAGCGTTTCATGTTCAAGCAGGAATCCGCCGACATTGCTTGTCAAGTCAGCTATTCCGTTTACCAGAGGTGTCACGACTGGAAGGACTGTATTTCCGATAGCCAGTCCGATCCCCGAAAATGCCGCTTTCATATTCGTCATCGCATCAATCATATCGGCACCGGATTTCGCCTGTACATCATCAAGAACTATTCCATATTTTTCCGCATTGTCAGTCAGTTCTTTTATACCAGCTGATCCATCAGCGAAAAACGGGAGCAATTCTGTACCGGCTCTACCAAATATCTCTTGCGCTAAAGCCGCTTTTGCTGACGCATCTTCCATATCTTTTGTGGCATCAGCAAATTCAAGCAGAAGATCAGAACCCTTTTTCAAGTTACCATCTTTATCGGTCACGGTTATACCAAGTGCTTCAAAGGCTTCTTTTGCTTCTCCTGTTCCATTGGCAGCATCGTACATATTCGCTGCTGCTCGTTTGATTGCCTTTTCAATCGTACCTATACTTGTACCGCTTATGTCCGCGGCATAAGATAACGCCGTGAGAGTTGCTGCTGTTTCTCCGGTACGGAGTGACATCTTATTAAACGTATCGCCGTAGGTCGCTGTTTTTAATACTATCGCCCCAAGAGCAACTCCGGCAGCAACGGCAGCACCGGCAATAGCAAGACTCGCCCCTTTTATTGCCGCCTTATTATCATTGACCTTTTGCTTAACTGTATCAAACTTACCGCCGACATCATCCATACCAGCCTTGAAGTCGTTCAGCTTCGTCATTACGTTGACAATAAGATTTCCAACTGTTAGATCACTTGGCATTTGCTATTCCATTCTGTAGTGCTGCAAATTGAGATACTAACCGGTCATGTTCCTGCTCTGGTGTTTCTGGTATACCGTCCTTTTTGATTGTTACAGCAGTAAACATAATCGACAAATCAAAATCAATCTTTGCTCGTGGGTCTTGTATTCCCATCATTTCTGACGGTCTTTGCCCGTACCTTTGGCACATTTTGTCCAGAGCTATTACGTAATGGTTTTTTTCCAGGAAAGGGTGCGAATTGACTCGCGCCTCCTCTCACGCACTCTGTAAAAACAAAGACGCAATCGGTAAATGAGAAATCATTTATATTGATTGCATCATCATCTGAGTCGCCATCGTGTTTAGTCTTTGGTTCAAGTATGGCAACTACCGCAAATTTACGAAATAGTGTATCGGCATTTGCTATATCTTCCTCTTTTACACCATCAAGCTCTGACTTTTTACCTGCCTGATTTGCTTTGATTTTGAAACCGCTCGACATCAAGGAACTCAGAAGCGAAGCAGGAAGATATCCCAACGTTACCATCGATTCAAGGTCAACATCTTTTACTTTGACGGTAATGCCGCTTGGTAGTTCTAACGTCCTGATATTAAGCCGATCCTTAACAAACTGCCTCGGCGTTATTGGTTTATTGTTCGTCATTTTAAACCCCTTTCTTAAGATCTCAAATGTTACGCTGATGCGGTAGTATCACCAATTATATAAAGTTGCTTTCCTGCCGCCTTCGTTGAATCTCTCATAGCATCGAATAC